TCGCGCGCCGCCACCATGCAGAGCTTGGCCGGCGCCATGCACAAGATCGTTCAGCTAGAGCGCCAGGCCTTCAACATCGAGAGCGACCCGGGCGACGACACTATCCCGGTTTCGGTCAAGGTGACTGTCGAGGACGCCAGCGCGCCCGATGCCGACCCTCAATAGGCCGCAAGCGAAGTTCCTCGCCCTTCCGCAGAAGTACCGTGCTTTCGTGGCCGGGTTCGGCAGCGGGAAGACCTGGGTCGGCAGCGCGGGGCTCTGTCAGCACGCTTGGGAGTTTCCCCGGATCAACGCCGGGTATTTCGCCCCGACCTATCCGCACATCCGCGACATCTTCTTCCCGACCATTGAGGAGGTCGCCTTCGACTGGGGGCTTCGCACCGTAACGCGCGAGGCCAACAAGGAGGTTCACCTCTACGCAGGCCGCCAATATCGCGGAACGATCATCTGCAGGTCGATGGAGCGGCCGGGCGAGATCGTCGGCTTCAAGATCGGCAAGGCGCTGATCGACGAGATCGACATCATGCGCGTCGACAAGGCGACGACCGCCTGGCGCAAGATCATCGCCCGTATGCGCCAGAAGTCCGAGGGGCTGTCCAACGGCGTCGACATAGCCACGACCCCGGAAGGCTTCAAGTTCGTCTGGCAGCAGTTCGTCAAGCAGGTCCGCGAGAAGCCGGAACTGGCCAGCCTCTACGGCATGATCCAGGCGAGCACATACGACAACGCCAAGAACCTGCCCGACGACTACATCCCATCGCTGCGGTCATCGTACCCGCCGCAGCTTATCGAGGCCTATATCCGGGGCCAATTCGTCAACCTGGCATCGGGCAGCGTTTATGCGGCGTTCGACCGAAAGCTGAACCACACCGGTAAGGCCGTCCGCGAGGGCGAGGCCCTTCACGTCGGCATGGACTTCAACGTCCTGAACATGACGGCGACCATCAACGTCATCCGCGATGACAACCCGATGACCCTGGCCGAACTGACCAAGGTCCGCGACACGCCAGAGATGGCCCGGCTCCTGAAGGACCGCTATCTCGACCGGGGCCACACGGTAACGATCTACCCCGACGCCTCGGGCGCCAACACCAGCAGCAAGAACGCCAGCGAGAGCGACTTGACCATCCTGCGCCAGGCGGGGTTCACGATCTCGGTCAATCCCGCCAACCCGGCGGTGAAGGACCGGGTCAACTCGGTCAACGCCCTGATCCTGAATGACGCCGGCGAGCGCCGATGGAAGATCAACACCGACGCCTGTCCCGTCACGACTGAGGCCTTCGAGCAGCAGGCCTATGACGCGAACGGCGAGCCCGACAAGAAGACCGGCCACGACCACGCGCCCGACGCCCAAGGCTATTTCCTTGTGAAGCGCTGGCCGATCACCAAGCGCGTCGCCCGCGTCACGTCCTTCAAGTTCTAGGAGATCCCATGGCAGCAGAGGTGAACGCTCGCTCTGCCGCCGTCTCGGCGATGCAGCCGACCTGGGAAGTGATCGACGCCCTGCTTGGTGGCACGCCTGCGATGCGGCTTAAGGGCATCACCTACCTGCCCAAGCAGCCGCGCGAAGAGCAGGACGACTATGACTACCGGGTCAAGGTCTCGACCCTGTTCCCCGCCTACCGCCGCACCGTCTCGGTCATGGCCGGTAAGCCGTTCTCCAAGGAGTTGACCCTAAGCGCCGAGACGCCCGTCGAGATCGCCGGCCGTGCGGCCAAGGACGGCCAGCCGGAAATCGAGGGCTGGGCCGCCGACATCGACCGCGAGGGCGTGAACCTTCACACCTTCGGCGCTGAGATGTTCGCCGAGTCCTTCTATGGCCTCTGCGGGATCATCGTCGACACCCCGCGCATGATCGAGACCGCCGGGCCTGTCGCGACCAAGGCTGAACAGGCGCAGGCCGGGGTTCGCCCCTACTTCGTCCGCGTCAAGCATGGCCAGATCCTCGGATGGAAGGTCGACGACTCCACCGGCTCGCGCCGCCTGGTGCAGCTTCGGATCGCCGAGACCAAGACGGTCGAAGACGGCCGGTTCGGCGAGAAGACCGTCGAGCGCGTCCGCGTCATGGAGCCGGGCCTCTGGGAGGTCTGGGAAAAGCAGGCGACCAAGGGCACGGACGTCAAGGACGTCTGGCTTCTGCAGGACAGCGGCAAGACTGACCGCAATTATATCCCGTTCGTTCCCGTCTATGGCCACCGCCTGGGCTTCATGGCTGGCGCGGCCCCGCTTGCCGATCTGGCCTATCTGAACGTCAAGCACTGGCAGAGCCAAAGCGACCAAGACGAAAGCACCCGCTACAGCCGCAAGCGCCTGCTGGTGGCGATCGGCATCGACAACGAGAACCCTATCGTCGCCTCGTCGTCCTACGCGCTGCAACTGCCGGCCGGCGCTGACATGAAGGTCGTGCAGGGCTCGGCCGAAGCCGTCACCGTGGGCCGGGCCGAACTCGCCGCCCTTGAAGATCAGATGATCCAGGCCGGCGCTGAACTGCTGGTCAAGAAGCCTGGCGCGCGCACCGCGACCGAAAGCGCCAACGATCAAGAGGGCAACCTCTGCGACCTTCAGCGCATGGTCGAGGGCTTCGAGGATAGCCTCGACGCCGCGCTCTGGATGATGGCCGACAGTGCCAAGCTCCCAATGGGCGGTAGCGTGAACCTGTTCAAGGACTACGGCGCCGGGACGCTCTCGGACGCCTCGGCCCAACTGATCGTCTCCATGTGGCAGGCGGGCCTGCTGTCGCGCGAGACCGCCATCAGCGAACTCAAGCGCCGGGGCCTGCTGTCGCCGGAAATCACGGCGAAGTTGGAACTGGATATGATCGCCGTAGAGCCGCCGGCGCTTGGCGTGATGACCGACTCCACCGACCCGACCGCTGATCCGCAAGACGATCCGCAGGACGACGCGGCCTAGCCGTGCCGACCGCAAACGAGCGCCTGCTCGACCAGGCCGTGAATCATGCCATCGACCTGGGCCGATACTCGAACGGCGTCGTGCGCCGGATGGTCTCCGTCCTGAATCGCCTCGACGCCGATCTCGTCGCCCGCATCGCCGAAGCCCTCATGCAGATCCCTGAGGGCAGTTTCACACTCGACCGGCTGGAAAGTCTGCTGGGTTCGGTTCGCGAACTCAACGCCGCCGCCTACCGCGAGGTCTATGACGCTCTGTCTTCCGAGATGCGCGACCTGGCAGGGTATGAGGCCGACTTCCAAAGCCGCAGCCTTCCCGCAGCCATCCCGGCCGATGTTCGGGTCCTGATCCGGTTCGCCGCCGTCACGCCAGAACAAGTCGCCGCCGCCGCGCTCAGCCGACCTTTTCAGGGCGGCCTGCTGAAGGACTGGGCCAAGTCGACGGAACTGTCCCGCATGGCAGCGGTTCGCAACGCCATCCGCATGGGCTTCGTCGAGGGCAAGACCACAGACCAGATCGTGCGGACCATCCGGGGCACGCGCGCCAAGCAGTTTCGGGACGGGCTGCTCGAACGCACCCGCCGCGACGTTGAGAACGTCGTCCGCACGGCCCTTTCGCATACCGCCGCAACCGCCCGCGATCAGGTCTATGAGGCGAACGCAGACGTCATCAAGGCCGTAAGATGGGTATCGACCCTCGACGGACGCACTTCACCCCAGTGCAGGGTCCGCGATAGCCTGCGCTACACCGCCGACACCGACCACAAGCCGATCGGTCACAAGGTTCCATGGCTGCAAGGGCCCGGCCGGCTGCATTTCGCATGTCGCTCAACGTCCGCGCCCGTAACCAAGAGCTTCCGCGAGCTTGGCCTGGATCTGGATGAGGTCAGCCCGGCGTCGCGCGCCTCAATGGACGGTCAGGTGCCCGCCGAGACCACCTACGGCCAATGGCTGGCCAAGCAGAGCGCCGCAAGGCAGGACGAAATCCTCGGGCCGGAACGCGGCGCGCTGATCCGCAAGGGCGGCGTGACGATGGATCAGCTCTATTCGCCACGCGGGGATTTCCTCTCACTCGACGCTTTGAGGGCCCGGGATGCGGAGGCGTTCACCAAGGCTGGGCTTTAGGGTATAGTCTGCCCATGAGCGAGCGCTTCGAAATGCACGTTGTCCTGGGAACGGTCTCGCCGGCCATGCCCAAGAAGCAGATCGTGACCGACCCTGACGGCTTCTCGCGCTTCGAGATGAGCGATCGCGTCGAGTATGATCGCCACGGCCAAGAGGTCGCACGCACCAAGGGCAAGCCGTCCGTTCGCTGGCGCTTTGACTAGGCCGCCCGCCTTCCACGTCATCGACGGAACGCCAGAGCCGGAAACCCCGGCCACGGCCAGCCGTAAGCGCGTCAAGGCGATGCCCAAGCCGGGCGTCATGGTTCAGTGCCACCGCTGCGGCGGGCGCGAGTTCATCGAAACAGTCACCGGAGCGCTCGATAGGGGCGGAAAGCGATCGGGCGGGACCAAGACGATGGTCTGCCTGCCTTGCCTCCTCGCCGGCCAGCGCGTCGCCATCCTCTAGACCATCGACCCCATCACCGGCCCCAAGCCGCTGACAGCCCGCCCCTCACAAGGCGGGTTTTTTCATGGCCCTTGCCTGGATTGGCGGGGCGTTCGGTGCGGATGCACCACCAGCCGCCGGCGGATGCCGGAGAAAGCCACCACCATGAAGCTGAAGACCGAGACGCTGAACGGCGTCGCGTATGCCGTGCTGACCGCTGAAGGCCTGCCGGTGTACACCCATGACGACGGCAAGGAGATCGGCTTCGACGCGGCCAGCACCGTCGCCACCATCTCGCGCCTTAACGCCGAAGCCCGCGACCATCGTCTGGGCAAGGAAAAGGCCGAGGGCTCGCTCAAGGTCTATGAAGGCCTTGACCCGGCCGTCGCCCGCGACGCCATCGACAAGCTCTCGAAGATCGACGCGAAGGCCCTGGTCGCCGCCGGTGACATGGACGCCGCTATCCAGGCGGCACTCAAGCCATACGTCGAGAAGCTGGCCGCCGCAGAGAAGACCACCGGCGAACTGACCACCTCGCTCCACAAGCAGACCATCGGCAGCAAGTTCGCTCAATCCAAGTTCGCCGCCGAGAAACTCACGCCCGCCGGCGTCGACCTGATCCGCACCATCTACGGCGACCGCCTGAAGGTGGACGGCGAGACGATCTACGGTGTCGATCCTGCTGGGCAGAAGCTCTATTCGCGCACCCGCCACGGCGAGCCCGCCGACTTCGACGAGGTCATCGAGGCCCTTGTTGAGACCTATCCCCACAAGGATCACATCCTGAAGGGCACGGTCGGCGCTGGCGGCGGGGCCCCCCAAGGCCAAGGCGGCGCGCACGGCAAGACCATGAAGCAGGCCGAGTTCGACTCCCTGCCAGCCAAGGAGCGGGCCGCCAAGATGTCCGACGGGTTCACCGTCGTTCCTTAAGGCCCAACACCTCTGCCGAAGCCTGGATGGGCAACGGCGCTCGGGTCGGAGACCCAAACCACAACCCCTGACCTGAAAACCAACCCCATCCAGAAAGGGCCCCATCATGGCCAACGTTCTCACTGCTCTGCAGCCGGTCGCCTACAGCGCGGCCAAGGAAGTCGCCGCCGAACCCACCGCCGCTATCGGCGCCATCAACATGGCCTTCGACGACAAGGGCGTGGCCAAGGGCGACAAGGTCAAGGTGCCCGTCGCCCCGACCCGCTCGGGCTCGGACTTCACCCCGGGCGCCACCAACCCCGCCGGCACGGACGCCACCGCCACCAACATCGAAGTCGAGATCACCAAGAGCCGTAAGGTCGATTGGAACCTGACCGGCGAACAGCTGCTCTCGCTCGAAAACGGCGGCAACGACCAGGAGTGGATTAAGCAGCTTCTGGCCCAAGGCATGCGCACCCTGCGCAACGAGGCCGAAGTCGACTGCGTCGCCGCCATCCGCAAGGGTGGTTCGCGCGCCTACGGCACCGCCGGCACGACCCCGTTCGCCAGCGATCTTTCGCACCTGACCAACCTGCGGAAGATCCTGCAGGACAACGGCGCCCCGCTGGCGGATCTGCAGTTCATCTGCGACACCAACGCCGGCCTCAACCTGCGCAACCTCGGTGTCCTCCAGAACGCCTACCAGGCGGGCTCGGAAGAAGAGCGTCGCTCGGGTCGCTTCCTGCCGCAGATGGGCTTTGCCATCCGCGAGTCGGCCGGCATCTCGACCGTCACCAAGGGCACCGGCGCCAGCTACCTGCTGAACGGCGCCGTTGCCGTGGGTGACACGGCCTGGACCCTCGACACCGGCAGCGGCACCATTCTCGCCGGTGACATCCTCACGGCTGCGGGCACCTCGCACAAGTACGTCGTCAACGGCGCTCTGGCCTCCAACGTCGTCACCATCGGCGCTCCCGGTTCGCGCGCCATTGAGGCTGACAACGACGCGGTCACGGTCGGCAACGACTTCACCCCGTCGCTGGCCTTCGAGCGCAACGCCGTGGTGGGCATCATGCGTCCGCCCACCTTCCCGGCGAACGCCACGATCCAGAAGATGCTCGTCTCGGATGAGAAGGGCATGACCTATCTGCTCGTCCAACTTGAGCAGTACGGCATGACCAGCTGGGAACTCCACCTGGCCTGGGGCTTCAAGGCCATCAACAGCGAGTTCATCGCCGTCGGCCTGGGCTAACCGAGACCGGCCCGGAACCATGTGTTCCGGGCCAACCCTCCCTGAAACCAGAGACCATCGACCATGACCCTGATCGCTATGACGCGCAGCGCGAAGGACTTCCCAGAGTCCCACGACGCCAATGTCCGCCCCGACGATGTCGCCGCGTGGGAAGCTGACGGCTGGGCCTCGAAGGCCACCAAAGCCCCCAAGAAGGCCAAGGGCGACAATGCGGACCTGATCGCCGCTGTCGAAAGCATCCTCGATCCCCTCGACGCCCCCAACGACGACGCCAACGGCCTGACCCTGCGCCAACTGCGCGCCGACATCGCCGGCCTGGGCCTCGACGTTGATCCGACCATGAGCGCGGCCGATCTGCTGGCCCTGCGCGACCTGCACCGCGAAGAACGCGCGGCGGTGGCCGAGTAAGCCCTGTGCCCGGCGTTCATTCGTTCAAGGCCATCGGCGCCGGATGGGCGGTTCGCTCCACCGGCGCCGCCCGGTCAACCAAGACCGGTCTGGACGAAACTGCGGCGTGGATCGAGGCGCAGCGTATCGCCAAGGCCAAAGGGGTCGCGGCATACCGCCACGGATCTTGCGGGCGCATCATTGAGCGCAGCGCTGCGGAGGTTTGTTAGTGGCGAAATTGACCCCCGCCAATCGCGTCGTTTGGATCGACCGGGGCTGGCAACCCGTCTACATCGGCTTTTGTCCATCCGAAAAGGCGTGGAAGCACGCGATGAAGCGGATGGGCATGCCGAATGAGCCTTATCCGACGACAGATGGCCGGGTCACAAGCTTCATGCGCGAAGGGAAGTGCAGCTGTATCATGACGCTGGGCGATGGATGCGAAAAGCGCGTCAACCCCGTCCAGATCGCCGCCGTGATCGCGCATGAGGCGGTTCATGTGAAGCAGGAAATCTGCCGGCACATCGGCGAGGAAAGCCCGTCGATCGAGTTCGAGGCCTACGCCGTCCAGGCGATCTTTCAGGGCCTCTATCAGGCATGGCTCGACACAAGAGCGCCCGACGCCATGAAGGCGGCATGTGCGCGCATCCAGACTGCGGAGGCCTGACCCATGGCGCTGATTACGGAATCGGGTAGCGGCCTTGCCGACGCTGAGAGCTATTGCTCCGTCGCCTTCGCGACCACCCACCACGCCGCACGCGGGAACGCCGCTTGGGCTGCGCTGGCGTCCGACACCGTCCGCGAGCAACTGCTGCGCCGGGCGACCGATTACATGGTGCAGGTCTATCGCCTCCGCTGGGCCGGCTATCGGCTCCTGACGACGCAGGCGCTCGACTGGCCCCGCTATTGGGTTCCGGTTCCCGACGCCGTGAGCGGATACACGGGCCTGGGTGGGCCAAGCTATCCCGTCGATGTCGTGCCGCCTGAAGTCGCCCGCGCCTGCGCTGACTTGGCGCTGAAGGCCGCGACCGCCGATCTGGCCCCCGACCTGTCGCAAGCGGTCAAGTCCAAGAGCGTCGGCCCGGTCAAGATCGAATATCAGGACTACAGCCAGGCGACGAAGACCTATCGCGCCATCGACAACCTCCTTGCGCCGTTCCTGACCGGGCAGGGCTCGATCCGGCTGATGCGCGGATGAGCGCGTTCTACGACGACATGGCGCTCACCGCCGCCGACCTGCTGACCGAGCTCGGCCAGGCCGTGACGCTGACCCATACCGTCTCCGGCGCCTATGATCCCGCCACGGGAACAACGGGCGCGGACACGACCACGACCCAGACCGTCACCGGCGTCGAGGAAGCCTATTCCGCCCGCCCGATCGACGGGACGCTGATCCTGATGGGCGACAAGAAGTTCCACCTCGCGCCGCTCAACACGGCCGGCGCCGCCATCGCCCCGCCGGTCGCCGAGGACAAGATCACCCTGGCCGATGCGTCGGTCTGGACGATCAAGGCGGTCATGCCCGTCTCGCCGGCCGGAACGCCGGTCCTCTTCACCTTGCAGATCCGCCGGACCTGATGGGCCCCTTTGAGCTCCAGCTCCGCGCCTTCGCCGAGAAGGCCGGGGAAAATGCCGATCTGGTCGTCCGCAAGGTCATCGTCGACGTCTATGCCGAACTGATCCTGAAAAGCCCGGTCGACACCGGCCGCTTCCGTGCCAACTGGATCTATAGCGTCAACGCCAAGGCCTCAGGGATGGTCGCCACGGCCGGGACCACGCTTGCCCCGACGCCCGCGCCCGATGCGCCGGAAGTCGCCGCCGAGG